GGCGGCGGAGAATACCACGTCGCCATGACGCAATCTGGAAATACCTTCCGCATTTATTTTGACGGCAACCTTGTGCGTACATATCAATCTGAAACTGCTTACAATTCGCCCGTAGGAACATCTTTGGAGTCCGAATTTGTTGCCGGATCGAATCGAGTTGAAACCTTGCGGTACAAAGGAAATCCAGCACCAATCAGCCGTTTTTATTATGCTGACACACCAAGATCAGGCTTTCGTTGCTACCGCTTTACGCCTGGGCGAGCCCTTTACACGGGCGATTCCTTTACCCCGCCAACCTCAATCACGGATCTAGCGTGAACACTCAGCCCACTGAAGCACAGGACATGGCGGCGCTTGTGCAGCTCGCCAACCGACAACGCCTCCTCCAGCGGCAGGCGGAAGAGCGGGTCATCGCCAAGGCCGTGCGGGAAGCGCTGAAGAGCTGACCGGGAAAACTGCAGAGCAACTTGCACCGGACGGGCGATCCGCCGGCACCGCATGAAAACGAATTGGTTTGATCAGCTCCTTGGCGCCGCTGATGAATGGCTGCGCCCGTGGGCAAGCGTGGAACCTGATCCCGCTGGGGATGGCGAAGGTGGCGGGGGTGATGAAGGGGGTGACGGCGCACCTCTGGGTCCCATCGGGGAGAAGACCCTTCACGATGAGCGAGCGCTGCGAAAGTCGCTGGAGAGGGATCTAGGGGATCTCCGGGCGCAGATGGAACAGATGAAGGGACTTGTGGACCCCAAGGTCTACGCCCAAGCCCAAGCCCAAGCCCAAGCACTCAGGCAACAGCTTGACGAGAAGGAGCGGCTGTCGGCCGAGGAGCGGCAGCGCCTCGAGAACAAAGCCAACGAACGGGTAAGCAAGGCCGAGGCCCGCGCCACCAAGGCCGAAAACGATCGGGTTGCCTTGCAGATTAAGACTGCCGCGCAAGGCTTGTTCCTGGCCACCGAAGGCCGCGACGGCGGCGATGGAAGCGGTCTGACCTATTTCGATGCCTGGTTTGCCTTCCACGGCTCTCGGCACATCCGGGTTGATCCGGCCACCGGTAAGCACTTCATCGTTGACTCCGACGGTGATCCAGTGAAGGACGGCGAGCAAAACATTGATCCCGTCAAGTGGCTCAATGAGCAGGCTGACAAGTCGAGCGTCATCGGGAATTTTTTCAAGGCCAAGGGTGGATCAGGCGGCGGCGGGCTTCAAGGTGCTCGCGGGGTTCGGTCCGCACAGGGTCTCACCCCGGAGCAGGTCAAGAGGCTCACGCCTGGCGAAAAGATGGCGCTGCACCGCGAAGCCGCTCGCCGATAAAAAACGGGCAGACCGGGAAAACTACGATGACCCCAAAGCGCGATGCGGCGGGGTCACCCCTCAAGCGCGATGCAACGGGGGCAACTGAATCCCGAAGCCCTTTGTCTTTTGGCGTGGCGCGATGCCTGTCCAGAGCCAGTAAGCAACGGAAAACGATCACTTCACCCCCTTTCCATCCATGGCTGTAACGACCTACCACCAAGTATTCGAGCGGCGCAGCTTTGAAGCTGACGCCAACATGCAAGAGCTGGCCGTCGTCGAGACAATGCTCGACAATGGCCCGCTTTTTGCCCGCCTTCCGTTCAAGGACATCACCGGCCCCTCTGAGGTCTTCAGCCTGGAAGATGAACTGCCAGCCGTGAAAGGCCGCCTTCTCGACGAAAAGCCCCAGAGCACCCGTGGCAGCTCGATCCCTCAGAGTGTGATCACCTCGATCTACACCGGTGAGATCGAAACCGACGTGCAGCGGATTGCGCGAGGGGACAAGGACGCACACGATCGGGAGGTGTTGCGCCACGCTCGCTCTATTCGGATGCAATTGGAGACCGACTTCGTGCGCGGTAACTTCAACGAAACAGGCGGACGGTCGTTCAACGGATTGGCCAGCCTGGTCAAGCGCGAGTCCACCAACAGCCAGGCTATCGCCAACCATGCCACCGCAGCTCCGCTCAGGCTGGCGGCGCTGAACAACATGATGAACCAGATTGACGCCTCCCCGGCGCAAAGGCTTCTCATCATGCCACGTGCGCTTCGGCCGTCACTGCAGGCACTGAGGTCTGACCAGTCCCTAACTGGCAACCTGTCGATTCAGCCAAACGCTTTTGGCGTGCCGGCAATGTTTTACGACGAAGCGGAGATCATCCTTACGGATGTTGATCCCTTCAACGACCCCATCCAAGGTTTCAGTGAACCGAACAACACCTGCTCCATTTACTGCGTCGTCCTTGACGAGGACTCCGTTTACATGGTGCAAGGCCTCAGTATGGCCAATGGCGAGCTTCGCCCAGGCTTGGTGGTTTACGACTTGGAGGAGTCCCCCAACACGCCCCACATGAAGACCAGGATCAACATCGACTGCGCGATGGTGATCAGAAACCCTCGCAAGGCCGCCCGCCTTTACAACGTGACCAACGCCAACTTCACGGCCTGATCACGCTTCACTTCCACCATCTATCCCCTGATCTACCATGCCCGCTGCAGTTGGTTACACCCCTCAAAAAGCTGCTCGAATTGATCGAGACAGCATCCTGCTTGGCCCGGTCAACGCCGGCCTCAATTCCGCCACCGGCAACCTCGAAGACGCCAGCACCCGAACAGGTGCCGCACGACTCTTGGAAGGCCGGCTCAACCCCTACGACTCCTGGAAGGTCGTGGCCGTTGGAGGCCAATCCTCCTCGGCTGGCGGCTACGTGGTCCAAATCGCTCACGTCGCGCAAAATGGTGCACTCGCCGACGCCTCGGCATGGGGCACCCTTGGCGCCCTCGCCTTCAGCGGAACCGCCGAAATCCCCCTCGGGTTTACCGGCGATCAGACTGAAGCGGTGGTGAGGGCCGCCGCCGTTGCGGCTGGCGCTGCCATCACCGGCAAGGTTCGAGTGACCGCGCTCAGGCTTCGGCCTGGCACCGGCAACCTCTCGATCTCGAACATTGCGCTCACCAGCAACGTGGCCACGATCACGTTGAGCGCCGCTCACACCATGTTGCCGGGCGAGGCTGTGGCGGTGGTTTGCTCCAACACGGCGCTCAACGGCACGTTCGTCATCAAAACGGTTGGCTCCACCACGTTCACCTTTGACTCTGTTCAAAGCAACATCACCAGCGCTTCGGCGACTGGGACCGTGACCAATGGCGTCGCTGTTCCTGCTGGCAACGGGAACCGCATCTATCTCCAGAGAACCTGATCACCAGGCTCACCTATCCACGGGGAGGCTTGGCCTCCCTTTTTTCACAGGAGCAACATGACCTTTCAATCAATCAGCGTCTGCCCTGGGATGGCATGGCAACCGGGCGCTGCGTGGGCCGCGCCAATTCAAAAAGACAGCACAGGTGGTGAACAGGATCCGAGCGCAGTCGCGCAAAGGGCGCCCAGCCTTGGGCGCCTGGCAAGATCGCAGCCGCGCCGCCGCGCCCGTACCGATGACGGCACCTTCCAAGCGGACGACCCGACCACCTCTGCGGTGAACGAGGCCTACGAGCCCGAGCGGGAAAACTGAAGCAGAGGAGATTGACCGATGGCCTGGGTCGAAGGAAAAACCTGGGAGCTTGAGCAGGGGATAGATGCCCGGTTGGAACTAAAGCTGTGGGCAAATACCGCTAAGACGACCCCGTGGACATTTACAAGCTGGACGCTTTACGGGTTCGTTTCTGACGCCAAGCGCAGCGAGATTTATCAACTGGACCTGAGCAAATCGAATGCCAGTACCGGGAGTATTGTGGCGATCCTGCCGGAAGCAACGGTGAACGGCCTCAAAGTAGGAAAGGGGTGGGTTTACAATATCTTGGCGGTGGCCCCTGGCAGCGAGCTTGCCGATGATGATCACGTTGCGTTTGGCCCAGCGGTGCCGACGTTCCGGCCAGCGAGGAGGGCGACATGAGCTGCCCTGCGGTTATTGATGTTCTGGTTCCCAGTGGGCCGGTTGTCGTTGAGGTTGTCACTCCTGGCCCACCGGGCGCAATCGGGTCGCGGTGGTTTACAGGCTCGGCGGTTCCCGGCCCTGGAGTTGGCGCGGTTGGTGATTTTTATCTGCGTGAAAACGGCGACGTTTACGGGCCTAAGACCTCTGGCGGCTGGGGATCGGTTCAGTTCACCCTGACTGGTTCTGGCGGCGCGGCCCTTTCCGATGACGCTCCGCTGCCCCTCGGAACGGCGGCAGCAGGAACCTCAGCCAAGGGCAGCCGCAGCGACCATCGACACGCGCTTCCCTCGGCCCAGCAAGTAGGAGCGGATCCCACCGGAACGGCCTCCAGCGCCATCGCGGCCCACCTATTGGCGGCAGATCCACACTCGCAGTACACCACGGCGGCGGAGGTCTCCAACGCCCTGCTGGGCTACCTCACTACCTCGGCGGCAGCGCAGGCCTACCAGCCCCTCGACCCGGATCTCACCGCCTTGGCCGCCGTGGCCGATCAGACCGCCTTCGGCCGGGCGTTCCTCGCGCTGGTGAATCGGGCCAGTGCTCGCGACTACATCGGCTTGGGACCTGGCGACACGGCCACTCTCACGGGCCTCACCCTGACCGGGCTGGCCACCCTGCCGCACATCCACGGCAACCTGGCGGGCGGGCTCTATGCCCACGTCAAAAACCTCAGCGGTGGCGCACTGGCAGCCGGCACGCCCCTGCGCATCACGGGCACCGTGGGCAACACCACCACACTGGAGGTGGTGGCTGCGAGCGCATCCTCGGCCGGGACGATGCCGGCCCTGTTCGTGCTGTCGGAAGCCCTGGCGAACAACGCCGAGGGCCATGCAACCCTGCTCGGCGAGATCACTGGGCTGAACACCGCCGGCATGACACTCGGGGCGCCGCTGTTCGTTGCTCCTAGCGGGGGTATGCTCACCACCACCAGGCCCGCCGCCAACGCCCAGCAGGTGGCGACGGTCGGCCGAGTGCACGCAAACACCGGCAGTGTGCACGTCCTGCCCTGGCCAGTGCTCGGGACTGCGGCGGCGGCGGCGATCGGCGATTTTGCCACGGCGGCTCAGGCGGCGGCGCTGGCCACGGCCCTAGCGGGGAAGGCTGAGACAGGCCTCATAGCTTCCTCTGGTCTGACGATGAATCCCAATCGCCTTGCTGGGCGCATTTCGGCGGGTGTTGGAACAGTAGAGGAGGTGACTCCTGCTGGCGGAATGGTGCTCATTGGCGGGAATCTGGTGCCAGGTGAGATTGTTAAACTGGTTGTGTCAAACATAGGCGAGACAGGCATAACGACCGGCAACTTCAAAAATGAGACTCGGATAGATCGACCATTCACACTGCTTGGCCTTTGGTGGAATTGCCACCCCACCGCGATGGGTAGCGCCAGCACTAGCGACGCTCGCCCATATGTCCGCACTGGCGCGGGCACTACGTCTGCTGGTACCAAGACAAACATCTTGACCACCACAAACAACATCGCCTCCCTTGCAGCTTCTGTTCACACAGTAGATGCAACATCAAGTATCAGCGGCGGCGAGATCTCTGGCTCTGCTGGAGATTGGCTTGGCGCTGATCTGATGTCCGTGGGCACCGGATCGTCCGGGCATTTTTTAACTTTCATCCTTCGCTATTCCTGACCATGTCCACCATTGTCAACCCTGTTACCGGCGTCGAATACTACGAAATCTCGGGAGACAGTACCAAACGGTATGTCGCAGTAGAAGCTGACGGAACAATCAGAAACCCGGCTGGTGACAAATGGCCTTATGGTGATGGCTTGCCCCACACGCAGCCGTACAGCTACTACGAGCTGGTGCCGTTTGTTTCGGCTCCCTATGATTCCGAGCTGTTCATTGTTGACAGCGAAAATAGCGGCTGGAGCCTGAAGCCAAGGGTCGGTGGTGCACCCGTAGGCCACCCGCAGGGAACGTATGAATACACCGAAACAATCAAGCGTCGCAACGTGGATGAGCTAAAGGCGCTTGCCAAAGGATATGCTGACCGCTATAACTCAGAGCTTTGGCCACAGGAAAACGGATATACCGAAAAGCTGGCCTACGCCAAAGAGCAGATTGCCGCAAACAATCGCTTGCCGCAATTTACGGACCTAGTTTCACGGCATGAAAGCCTGATCCAGGCATCATTTCACAATGACGCCAGATTGCGCCAGCTTTATAATGAGATTGATGCGGCCGGCCCGGATGGCGTGATAGATTTTGTCGTCAGTCAAATGGCCACAGAACAGTTTCCCGAGGGCTGGGTCAATGGAATCGCGCAATGACCTACGACTGCCCCCGCCATGGATCTCACCAGCAGCCGGGAAAGTGGCTCGGGAGGTTCGGCCAGTGATTATCGTGCCACGGCGCAAAAAGTCTAATTATGATTCGGAAGCGCAAAACTATATAGACCGCCTTGCAGTTGCAAGCGGCCAAGACATAGAGGAGGATTTGAAAAAAATCATAAATGATTTGTTCGTGAGTCTAAAGGCGGGGGCATATCTGCAAAAAATGCAGTCAGCAGCTCTTTTGGCTGGCCCTAGGCCAATAACCACGATTGTGCCCTTGCTGCCAACAATGCCAACCCCCGTTAGGGCTGGCACTTTGGCTAGTTTCACGTATAACCGCAAAACGGGCACCTCTGGCGGCGGAGCAGGCTATATCAACACAAACCTGAATGATTCGGCGATGGGTCTTAACGATGTACACCTGGCTACGCATACGTCAAGTGGGGCGCCAGCAATGGGGGTGATTGTGACAAATGGAACAGTGATGGCAAACGGGTTTGTGCGAAATCGGACCTCGGCGGCCGCGGCTCATGCGGCTGGAGCGGGTTTCTTTGCAACCGCAAGAAACAACTCTGCAAACTATACAATAAACAGCGGAGGCAGCGATACTACAGTAACGGCCGCTAGCACAGCAAGGGAAAATCTCTCGCATTTTGTATTATGCAGAAACGCTAACGGTTCGCCAAATTTCTTTAGTACAGCGCCGCATACTTTTTACTCCATTGGCACGGGAGTAGGCTTAAGCCTGCCAGGTTTGAGAGCTATTGTTCTAACTTATTTTAACGCTCTTCAATTGCTGAATTTGACGTGACAACAACGCGATTCCCCTGAAAATTTCATCGCGGCTTTAATACCTAAGCAACCATGAAACATGTTCGCAAACGTGAAGCGCAGGCCGCCTTCAGCGCCGGACCCGCATCATCTCCATCCAAGTAGGTGAACCACCGTGGGATTTTGGGGGCAACAACAAGCACCTGCCAAGCAACCGCTTCAGGACGAACAACTAACCGGGATACTGCGATGGATTGGCACTCTCTGCAGCGGATTTAGCCTTTTTATTCTTATTGGAATAACAGGCGTAATAGTTTCATTAAGAGATGGTCAGATTAGGATGGAGCTTATGTTTAACGAGCTTGAAAAAAAAGTAGAGAAAGGAGAGGACATAAATAAGGCGCAAAGCGAGGTACAGCAAAAAAACATTGAAGCAAACTTAAGACAGGATCTTGCGATTTTAGAACTACAAAGGAGAGTGTCGTCTCGATGAACTGCCGTCAACTACTGCAACGTGGGTTTGTTGGCTGCTGCCTCATGGCCGCTGGAACCGGCCTTGCCGTGGGGATCAGTTGCGAGCTGCGCCAGCGGCCAGATTGTCGGGAGCAGTGGGACCAAGGCGGCAAGGTGGCCCTGGCCGCCGCTGGTGCGCTTTCTACGGCTCTGGCCAGCTTTGGTGATCCTGGGGCTGAGTGAGGCTGATGGGGTGGAGGGAACCCCTCGATCCGTCAGCAGCTCCCCTCGATCGGGGCAGGACTCCCCCCGATCCGTCAGCAGCTCCCCTCGATCGGGGCAGGACTCCCCTCGATCGAGGCGCCAACAGGGCACCAACGGCCCAGCGCCGCACCTCTTTAAACCGCTGACGCCGCGCACCGGGTGAATTGCTTTTGCACCACCCTTCGTTGGCTTCGACAACTTCCCAAGCCAACGCCCGCGAAACGTCAAACGGTTTTGCCAACTTGTCGGAAGTCACATCCTCTTCCATGGGGTGAAAGTAGAGAGGAACGCTCTCTGCCCCCCGGAACCGCCGCACTGCGCCAAACGCACAGCAGCAGCCCGTCTCCTCATCCTCCAGTGCACCAGCCGACAGCTCAGGCTCTGGCAAGGCATCCAAGGCGTTGATCAGATCCTGTAGGAACCGCTGGCCTCGGCGCCCCTGGATGGCGGAGCGAAGGGCGCCAGCCCGCTGGCCATCCATCCACGATTCCCAGTCGTCGTCGCGTTCGTAGAGACGGCTCACGATTGCACTCCGTTGGCGGCACGGTGGGCCAGCAGTGCAGCCCAGGCGGCCTCGGCTGAGGGGCAGCAAATGCGGGCCAGGAAGTGGTCGGGCTCCCATTCCCCACTGGAGTTGAGGCAAAAGTTGGTCAGGCCATTCCGAACCACCCAACTCGTTCGCTCGCGATCAAAGGCCTCGATCACCACGCCATCACCGCAGTCATAGGTGATGGCTTTAGGCAGGGCTGGCACGGAGGGGGTGGGCTCAATCGCGGCAGCTTCCGGGGTGGCCAGCCAAGCCCTCAGCAAGCTGGCAGCGGCGCTCAACACCAAGTCGGCATCGTGATAAGGCTCGGCTGGTATCCGCATTGTGAAATTGCGGCGAACACAGTCAGGGCCTTGTGTCACGCAGTCGGCCAACTCATCCAGTCGGTCCGCCAGCCGTTTTACGTCGAATCCCTGCGGGTTTCTGTGCGGAGTGGGCTCGATCGGGGCAGTCAGCGACTTGGCAGCCGGCAACACCTGCTCGGGCTCCATGCCACCCCAGGCAGCGGCTTGCGACTCCTCCCGCATCTCTGCCATGGCCTCCTGCGATGCGGCGGGGGCGGGGTTGCTGGCCAGGCAAACGCGGAACCCAGCGTCGTGGTCGCGGCTGCCGGGGTGGTTGCTGAACCGGTAGGCGGCGCGGCAGTTGTGCGGTCCGTAGAACCAAGAGCCGCCGCGCAGGACTTTGCGCTGATCAGTTGCAACAGACGCGGAAACCCCCGGTGAGGTCGCGATTGCCCGGGTGGAACCCGAGGCGGTAAGCCGAGCGGCAGTTCCGGGCATGGTTGTCCCAAGAGCCGCCGCGCAGGACTTTCCCAGGCGCTCCTCTCCCGCCCAAGCACGGCCATCCTCTGGCGCTCCCTCATAGTTGGCGTGCCAATGATCGGCACACCATTCCCACACGTTTCCATGCATGTCATGGAGGCCCCAGGGATTGGCCGGGAAGCTGGCCACATCCGTTGTTTGCCCCCGATACTCACCCACAGGGCCAGCGCCATACCCTTCTCCTCCGTCATAATTGGCCTGCTCCGTGCTGATCGTGGCGCCAAAGTGAAACGGCGTGGTGATGCCCGCCCGGCAGGCGTATTCCCACTGCGCTTCACTCGGTAGGGTGTAATTTTTGCCAGTGCGTGCGCTAAGGCGGCGGCAAAATTCAATGGCCTCGTACCAGTTCACCCGCTCTACCGGGCGATCGTCGCCTTTGAAGTGGGAGGGGTCAGAATCCAGATCCCGTTCCACCTTCGGCCAGCCGACCACTTCCCGCCACTGAGCCTGGGTGATGGGCGTCTGCCCCAGCCAAAAATCCTGCAAGGTCACCTTGTGCTGGGGGCCTTCATCGGAATCACGCTCTTCCTCCTCCTCCGGCGACCCCATCAGGAAGCGGCCAGCGGGGATCCGCACCATTAGCAGTCCAGGGATGGCTTCAAAGAATTTTTTGAGAGACTGGGTGGGGGAGAGTATGGAAGGGCAGCCTGCACGAATCCAGGCAGGCAGGTAAAGCCCGGTATGCGTGGCATGGGTTCCGTATCCGGCCGCAACCAGGGCGGCGGCAAGCCTGTCTCGCTCCTCCTGCTTGATTGCGTCGGAGTCAAGCAGGGTGGGCCAGGCTGAACTGATCTGATCAATTAGATCTTGAAGGCTTGTCATTGGATTGGTTTTGGTGTAGGGCGATTGTTTGCAGGGTTGCCGGAGCGAAGCCCCGGCGCATTTACAGGACAATTAGTCGTCGATCACTCCGCCTCCCCCAGCGCCGCCAGCCTGGCCTCCATCTGCCGCAATGACCACTCAGGCAGCTCCAGCGGCTGCGCAGCCACGTCATAGCCGGGCCAATAGCCTGAGGCGTCGCAGTCCACGACCTGTCGCAGTGCGGCATAAGCCGCCTGGCGACCGAGGTTCATTTCGCGGAGGCTGGTGACCTCGCTGATGGTGTGGCCGCTCACAAACTCAGGCCGGGGGATGGCCTTTTCCGATGCGATAAACTCAAACTCCAGCGGGACCGTAACAAGCGCCCCCTCGGAGAGCCCGAGGATCAACTCCACTGCGGCGCGGCAATGGAATACCGCATCGTGGTAGAAGGCGGCCTGCATGAGGTAGCCGAAGTTGGCCACCTCCTTCCCAAACCCTTGGGCGCCCGGCCGTGCGTCTCTGGTCCCCTTGAGATCGCCGATCCACAGGCGCACGTATGGGCTGGCCAGGAGGCGCAGGGCGTCGATCCTGGCCTTGATGCGAACGCCCAAGGCGGGGTGGATGTAGGTCAGGGTCAACTCATTCCCACGGCGATTCTCCGGGGTGTTGGTAAACAGTGGCCCGAACCGTGGGTGATTCAGAACTGAATTAGCCAGCGCTGCACCAAATCCCGCATCCTTTGCACTGATCAGCTCCTTGCCGGCATTCTCGGCGTCAAACTGTGACCAAAACTCGGCCGCAACGCTGATGGATGTCAAGTCAGCGGCTTCCTCTGCCGTGACGGGCTTTTTGCCTGGATTCGACGCCTCCCAGTCCGCCCACTTTTGCTCTCTTTCTTGCACATCAAGCCACTTTTCATAGGTGGCAGATGTTTCATTTTTGGGCTTGGGCGCTTCGACCTGCTTCTGAGTTGGGCGCTTTGGCATGTCATCCGGGATGACGCCCAAGTTTTTTATGTCAACGCCAGCCAATTTTGCAAGCTGCGCCTCTGTTGGCCGCTTTGGCGCGTCTTCGGGAGAGATGGCGTAACGATCGCCATACTTTTCGGGCTCCAGTAGGTGGCAGTGGTGAAGGTCACCGTGCAGGAAGTGCTCTTTGCGCTCCCTTGCGGGCCTGTTGGGATCGCGGAATTCCAGCCACGCTTTGAAGGGGCAATGCGACCAAACGACCTTCAGCAAGCTGTAGTTGTAAGCCGGAAGCTGATCGTAGGCTTCACGCGGAAGCTCTGCAAAGGCTTGAGGGTCGTCGGTAAGCTCAATTCCCCAGCGCTCTGTCCATTGCGCCTCGGTCAGGAGCGATGTGTCTGCGGGAGTGGTTGTCATGTGAAGTTTCTTAGATGGGTTGCAATGGTCTCAAGTCGGCAAACTAGCTGATGTAGTTGCTCTTTTTGAACGGCAATAAGGTCTTGACCGTTTATGCGCTTAATTGTTTCTTCCATGCTTGTGCAGTCAAGGCTGAGACGAAACAAGGCCATTGATGGCGTTATAAGACACCTCTAAGGCTATTAAGCTGCACGCGAAGCTTCTTCAAGGAGTCACTACGCAACTCCCATACACGCGAACGAGCGATGTCCATCTCAGTAGCAATCTCTGTATTGCTGCATTCCGCCACAGCTTCATCATTGCCGGTGATCGCATAGGCAGCCCTGAGGACTTGTGGCCGCTCACCAGGAAGTGCGTCAATACAGGCACGGATGAAATTGATTTGCTCCTCCCCAAGCAGGGAGGGCTCTTCTTGTGGGGCTGGCAGCATGTGCTGAAGCTTTGTATCCGTGCTGCAGTGCAACAAGGCATCTAGACTCAGTGTGCGTGTTCTGAGCGCAAGGTCAACCAGCGCAGAATTGACGCCAGCCTTCTTTGCGGCTTCTGCCATTGTCAACAGCAAGCCATGAGAAACAGCATCCGCCTGGATTCTTTTGATTTTCGCAATGTCGTCTCTTGTGTGACGTGGGATGCGGATAGCGGTTGATTTGTCCGCTATTGCCACATTAATGCGCTGGGAAACATGCCAATAAGCAAAGGTGGAGAACTTGTAACCCCTTTCGGGATCAAACAGCTCAGCCGCTCGAACCAGGCCTAGCGCTCCCTCTTGTGCCAGGTCAACCATCTCAAGGGATGGCCCTGCCCTACGGGTGTTTTTGGTTGCCAATTTTACGCACAGGCGCATGTTGGCGGCCACCATTCGATCCTTGGCTTTTTTGCCGCTGCGCAGAATCGCTCTCAGCCTTGCCCTGCTGAGGCCTTCTGCGGCCATTGCGGCGGCGGCAACGGCTGCGCTGTCTTCAAGGCCTGGGAAGGCCTCGACAAGCCTCTGCCGCCGCTGCACGAGTCGCCCCAGCTCGATCTCCTCGCTGCTTGTCAGGAGTGGAACACTGCCGATGTCCCGGAGATAATCGCGAACTGAATCTGGCGTCATCGCTCAATTTTCCGCAGTTCTTGCTCTAGGCGGGCGTTGTCGCGCTGGAGACGGTTGTTGTCCCGCTCAATGATTCGGGAAAATCTTTGCGCTTCATCGTAGAGCTTGAGCAGCTCTTTGTCGCTCAAACGTTTTTGAATTGGAGATACGCGGCCAAGTCTTCGACCAATTAAAAACGCAGCAGTGAACGACAATGCTGTCCAGATGATCAAAAAAGCAAAATTAGTAGTCACCGTTTTTGGTTGCAAAGTGGTCTTTGTTTGCCAGGTCTTGGCAGGCTTGCCGGAATCCAAAGGATGCTGCAAGCCTCAATTCAAGGTTTTTGTCGCCTTTTGCCTGCGCAACGATTTCGGCAATTGGAACATCAAGATCACGAAGAACTTGCATTAAGCCAACTCCATTTGACCAACGCCGTCATCTTCAGTCTCTTCCGCCGTTGAGGCTTCAGCGGCTGGCTCAGGCTTGGGGGTCGCGTCGGGTTCGGGTTCGCCTTGCAGCTCTGCAATCTCTTCGTCGCTGAGGATTTGGTCGCCAGCTTGGCTGTTGCCTTGGTCCCATTGCGTTCTGTATGCAGAGCTTGCCAGGCCGCCCATGATCGACCGTTGTTGGTCTGCGGGGATCTCCTGCAGCTCGGAAGCCCCAAACGTCGTGAGCACGTCGGCCGTGAAAGCCACAACACCGACGGGAGACAACTGCCGTTCGGCGGCCGTCATGATCACCTGAATCTGTTGGGGTGTCAGCCCAGCGACTGGGGCAGCGGCGGCGGCAACGGCGGGCGCTACGGGAGCTTGCTCATGGCTTGCCTGCCCCGTGATTGCGTGAGCCGGGCCAGTTGGCAAAAGCGGCTGAGAATCTTCGGCGTCACCGTCGCTGATGGAATTGCCGGTCATCATTTCGTAGCAACGCTTCAGAAGTTTTCGCGTTGCTTTTCCGATGTACTGATCAGCTGTTCCTCCTTTATTTTCTTTGATGGGGATTGAAGCCGTCATATCTTTTAGGGATTCATTTTGCTTCCATGTTGCGCTGCAATCAATGATTACACCTCCGTTTTTCACTTGAGGTATGCCTATGATTGGGCGGAAGTCGGCCACAAAGTCAAGCCTTCGGATTAGAGCTTCAAAGCCTTCTTTTGTGCAGTAAAACCGGCTTGCAAGGATATTGAATTGATTGCCGACAAGCATCAGGCCGCGAAGAGATGCCTCAATTGCAATATCTTTTACGATTTCGTAAGGATATGGTTCGTTGTTTTTGCCTGTTTGAAAGTTTTTTATTTTAGGATCTCTATCGGTTCTAAACCCGATTGGCGCATCTTGAAGTGCAATGATACGCGCTTTGATTTGGGGATTGTCAAACAAAATCCGCAGTTGCTCTATGTTTGCGGCTACCTCAAGTTGAGCCAAAATAGACCCACTACTGGCAGCCGTAAAGCCTGTCACAGCTTGCGTAGCAGCCGCTTCAAGTGCCAACGCAGTGTCCTCGGAAATTGCCGACAATGGTTGAGCAGCAGGCTTGGCCACGGACGCGATGTCGCGCCGCACGATTGAATTTGTCATAAACCTGATTGTTGATTGATTGCCCTTTTCGGGCTCCCACACCTTACTTCGACCAGACACGCCAATGTGACACGCCTGCAACATTCCGTAACATAACGGCCACGGAGCAGGTGTGCACAGCAAAAAGCCCCCTGCAACCAGCAACGGGGGCTTCTTGGATGGCAAGCCATCAGGTGGATCTTACATCACCGCGATGCGATCACTCGTCGCCTTCGCCATCCTCGCTGGCATCGCCTCCAGCGATCGGCACCAGGCGGATCCCGCCGCGCCCCAGCTTGATCTCAAACTCATCGCCAGGCTTGAGGTCAAGCAAGGCTGTGTAGGCCTTGCCAACCATGAGGTTGCCGTTGAATTGCACCTTTGTGTTGAAGCTCAGCTTGCGGCCGGCCTTGCCCGGCTCAGGCCCGCCGCCGCCCAGGTCAAGGCCTTTGGCGCCGAGAAGGGCTTCGTAAAAGGCGGTGAAGTTCAGTTTCTCCGTGCCGTCCTTCTTGGTGCTGACGTAGCCACAGGCACGCACAAGGTCGGATTTGCTGATGTCACCCAGCTCCTTGACCTTGGCCAGGAGTTCAGCTCCCTCAAGGGCGAGGGATGGGGCGGAAAGTGTGGCGGTCATGCCAAATTATCGTGATAGACAATAGCAATATAAGGCATGACCCGCACTTTTCGGGGTTGTGTCAGCTCTTTTTGGTTTTCTTGCGGCCAGGCTTAGACGCCTTGGCCTTTTTGCTCAGGGCGATGGCGATGGCTTGCTGTCGGCTCGTCACCACAGGGCCGCCCTTGCCGCTGTGCAGCTCGCCTCTTTTGTATTCGGACATCGCAGTTTTCACAGCTTTCTGTCCCTTGGTCGGCCGCATGACCATGGCTCATCAGCATCTGCAGGAGTTTTCCCCGCTGCGATGGCTTCAATGCGGTCAACCTCTGTCATCAGGACCGTAAGATCGGCTGTGATCTGGCTTAGGTCGATTTCGGAGATCACACAAAAGCGCAAGGCCTTCGCATTTTGGGAGAGGAGACCTTGCGAAGTGTGTGGGGTGATCAGGCTGCTACCGCCCCTTCACCACCTCGGCGGGTGAAGGGTTGGCAGCGAGGAACTCGGCGAACCGGCGCAGGGCCGGGGGCATGGGGCGGGTCATTAGACAGCTTCCCTGCGATCCTGAAGGCTGGTGATGCCGGGGATCTCGTTTTGATTGGGATCGCGACGTGTCAAACCACGCTTCTTCTTGTCATAAAAGAAAATGGAAGCGTTATAGACAGGGTGTGGAGGTTTGGCAGTGATCTTGTGATCAATGGTTAGCTGATCACCTCCAAGATGCTTGACTGAGAGCTGAATAGTCACCGTGCCACTGTTGCCAGTGTCAATGACTCCTTCGCAGACCTTCGCCAGGGCTTCAGAGGCTTCCGCCAGAAAAGCACCACGTTGGTGGGTTTGGAAGAATTCGGCGATGGATTGCGGGGTTTCCATTGGGATCAGGCGAGAGGTTGAGGGGCGGTGCCGAAGTAGACCGGCAGGTTTGTTTCTTGCTGCACCAGGTTGCAGACCTTCTCAAACTGTTCACGGGCAATGTTGGCAGGCCTGTTGAGCAAGACGCGGAAGTACAGTGCTTTTTTGTCCTTATCGTTTTGAAACTTCCAGCGGATAGAAGCATCAATAATCTGTGTCTCGGCCCCGTAAAAAGGCTTGATCGAGATAGAAAGTGCTTCGGGAATGGCCATGCTTTGCGCAGGGCCTTGCTCTTCGGTGTAATTGAAGGTTGCAAAACCCTGAGAGATTTTTACCTTTGACTGAAAGACGGCCGAAGTGTGAACCGTGAGGTTTTGCACTGCTTCCAGCAGGTCGGCACTGAGAGGCATGGACACATCTTGGCGGTTTCCATCCAAGAAGTGTGCGAAATGCTCCTGAGTCATCCAACTGCGATCAGCTTCTTTCCACGCCTTCCATTCGTCGGTTTCCTTGAGCGAGAGACGAGCGCGGTGGTTGCCGAAGCCGGGCAGGTCCGCAACTCGGTCATGGCCATTTAAGACAGCTATGACGTTAAGAGTATCCAGATCGGCATAGATCTCTGTGGCTTTTTCCTTTCCATGAGTGTTGACGTAATCGATGAAACCGGGAGCGTCGCAGAAACTTGCCTGGCCTTGCTTGGCGATTGGTTCAAGACCACCGTTAAACCTAGCGGTGGTATTGGTTAAATCAATGCGGTCATACTCCCCATTAGGCCGGGGGAGAATGTAATTCTGGCCAGCCTGGAGGGACTGGACTTCCAGCGGATAGCGGAGGCTGCTGATGATGTCAGCAGCCCAAGTGGGGGTGGGGTTTGGCTCGGTCACTGGTAGAGGTGCGAGGTTGCAATGGGTGTTGCAGGGTATCCAGCTCCGCAACACGAGCAACAATACACCTACCGTGTGCCCAACGTAGGCACAGAGTCGCAAACTGAAACATTTGCCTCCTAGTGGTCTGATGTGCCTATTATGGGCACACCACGCAAGCCGCCTACGCATGAATCGGGTCCGCATCGTTCTAGGACTGCGACCGCAGCAGGTGGCCTGGCTCAAGGCCTCGCGGCACATCGCAGGCTACGGCTCAGTCAGTGAGTACGCCCGCGCACTGTTCGACCGTGTCATGCAGGAGGATCAGGCCCGCGACACAGCGCCTCTCGACCGCAGCCAGGCCTGCCACGAGCAGGGCTGAGCCATGCGGCCAGCTGATGTCCTGACGGCCGCCTCAGGCAGGTGGCCGGAAATTCTCGTCGCCATTGGCGGCATCACCCCCGATCAGCTCTGCCACCGGGAGGGACCCTGCCCCCATTGCTCGGCTGGTGACCCTCAGAGCACCCGGTTTCGGTGGGACTCCGACGCGGGGGATGGGGAGTGGTTCTGCTCCCACTGCGGGAGGCAGGGGAAGCGTGGCAGGGGCCACGCTTCCAATGGTGCAGGCGCTGTTCAGCGAAAGCGTCTCGGCGGGCTTGGCGGGCGCAAGGGCGGCGATAACCATGTCAATCGTTTCACTGAGAGCCTCGTAGTGCGGTTGTTCGCCTACCCCCCACGAGATGGCCCACAGGGCGGCAAGGGTGTCACTGGCGCTGTTGATTGCATGGCGCGTGCGACGCCCAAGCCAGTAGGAGAATTCGGCTGCTGTGATCAGGAAGGCAACAAGGGAAATCAAATCGCGTGCGGTGAGAACGGGTTTCACTGGGAAGCTCGATTGTAAATGGTTTGGTGGTGGGCGCTCAGGCCTCTGCCACCTCCACACAGTAGGGCCAACCTGGCGATCTGTCTAGCAATCAGAGCTGGTATCGCCCAAAAGCACTGCAAACACTAGCCTTTGATGTGTTACGGAATGTTGCGATTCGGGCATACGCTGGTTTGTGGTAGCCAAAGCGCATCTTGATTGCTATACTGGCATGGACCAGCAATCTCACCATGGAAGCCACACCTGAAACTCTTGCAACTGGAGCGGATAACTTCATCCCGGTTGAGGGGGAGCCGGAAGACTTGGAAGATGCGGAATCTGAAGAGACTTCCGAAGTCGTTCTCGCTGTTCTTGATTTTTGCGATGAGCAACCTCTTGCCTATCACGAAAAGCTGAACATCGCAAGCGCCTTAATCGATGGCGTCATTCAAGATTTTGAGCAAGACATTTTGACCTATGTGGAGGAAACGCCTGCGGCGGAAGTCGATCCTTTCATCATCGCCAACACGTCCCAGGTCATTGAACGCCTTCGCGTAATCAGTGAAACCCTGAGCACTGTGCAGGTTGAAGACGGTGAAGAGGAAGACGGCGAATTTGATGAGGAGGACTTGACGGGCTGATGATTTGATTTTTAGGCATTAACTAACTTCTTTCACGGAGGACACCATGAGGCCGCGAATTATTCTTTCTGCGAACGGAACGCTTGATGCTAGCAAGGTTTCTAATGTCTCGGAAATCAACAAACACTACGAATCAGTTACTGGACTTTACACGTATTCTTTCGATGTATATTGCGATGGCGAAAGTGTGCTATATGGCAGATCGGAAGACTTGCCCTACCTGAAAGAGATTCGCCGTCGCCTCATTGGCTTTATCTGGCCAAATGCTGATGTGTTTGATCCAAGCAAAAACGACGCTGCATTATGAATAAGGAGTAACCGTAATCACTGCCCCTGGGCGTTCTCCTTCGACGCAATAGCGCTTATACCAACTGCCGGTAACAATGCGCGAATCGTCTTCAAAGAGGAGCTTGCTCAGGGCGTCTTCAGTTGAACGGATCAGCTTTGAGCCGTCTGGCTTTACGGCGTGATGCTTTGGCGCCGACGGCTTCAGCGATCCATTCTTCCTGAAATGCCCCATTGGCCGCGCAAACAGGAACACGGCGGACATGGCGACAGGCCCACGGAGTAGCGGCACCCCGGCACGCACTGCAGCTTCGGTGACGAGCAGTCGCCAGGGCCGGACGCGCTTGCAGCTCTCCACCATCACCCCGTTGCCAACGTGGCTCTTTGAGCCCTGAGGGGCGGGTGTCATGCCCTCCACGCGGAACGTGACCCCCTGCGCCGCTGAAGAAGCTTCAAGACCATCCACGACACCACAGCCCCCCTTTCCGCCGCCCACAGGGCCATCCTGGCGTTGCTGGCGCATTGTTCGCCCCCGTGCCGGTGCTCTCATGCTGCTCGAAGTCCTGCTGCTTGGCGATGGCGGGCCTCGATGGCGCCAGGTTGATTTTTGAGCACGTCCAGCCAGCAGGTCACCACGTCGTCCACCTCCGCCCCTTGGCGGGCCTCAAAGCTCACGCCCTTTGCGCTGACCCAGATCAGACCTGCCCGCTCGATCGGGATCCCCGCATCCGCCA